ATGAAATCACTAACAAGAAAACCCATGTCCACAGAAGAACAAGCCCTATGGTCAAACGTAAAAGGATTAGTTTTCTCAGATAAAGGAGCAGTCGTGGTGATGTTTGTGGCGATGTTTGTAGCGTTTTTGGTGGAGTTGGTTTAGTGGCAGTTGACACAAAAAGCGAGGTATGAAAATGAAAAGATATGAAGTTAGCTATTATGCGGAAAATATTGAGTATAAAAATGAACAGACTAGTAGTTGGTTTATATTTATAAAATTAAGACTAACTAAAAGATGGGTATCATACAGAGTTAAACGTTACTAAACAGTTCGTTCAGATGACACATAAGGCGAATCAGAAGAGGAGAATGAATGTGGAGAAGTTAAGTGGAACTTTAATATACGAGTTTAAATATGACTCAGAAGAAGAACGTGAACGTCATGTGAAAAACATGGAAGATATGGGTTTTGAATGTACAGGGCAAGTTAAAAAATCAGATGATTCGTTGTTCAATGCAAACCGTAAACATTATTGGTATGCAAAATTCTACAAAGAAGGCATTAGTGAATAGTCCACGGTACGTCCAAAAAGGAGGGAAACAAATGCTAAACACAGGTGATTGGGTAGAGTTTCATTTGAATGGCAAAACACATAAAGGGTTTGTAATCACACCTAACATCTTTGCAACAACCATTGAAACATTAGGAAAGGATTATCAAATCGGACAACCATATAAAAAGATGGCGTACCATGTACCGAATTATCAAATTACGTTGTTGTCAGATGATATTCTTCCACAGGACAGAACAATGCTCATCGACATGGCACTAGCAAGTCATAATCAAGGGTTGTTTGAGAGTTTGGTTGGTTCGGTGGGAGTTATTAATTAGGGGGAATGAGAGATGAAAATTACTTACATTCATTTATTAGTACTTATTGGAGCGATTGTGGAGGATGAAGAAATAACAACTATTGATAGGTTACTTGAACACCTTGAGGACAACAGCAATGAACATTTTGAAATCATCGAACATGAGGAGGAATAAACATGCCAGGTCACCTTTGGTCAATTACAGAACTATTCACAGACAATCACAAAGATTATCTGATCGTCACTAAATCAAACAACGAGGATGCGGCTAGAGAGACGTTTAGAAGGTCGTTAGGTAGCAGCTTGAACATTTATAAGGTGAAATATATGGGGTTCGTGAGCGCGATTGAATCATGAGAAAGCAATGTGAATATGCCGTTTATCGCGGAGAGGAATTCATAACACTCGGTACGGCCATCGAATGTGCCGCATTCATGGGATGGAAAAAAGCTAAAAACACTCAATTCTTTGCGTCACCTACTTATCGTAATCGCATAAAAGATGATGGGAACGGATTGGTCGTAATTAAATTGGAGGATGACGATGAAGAAAACTAACAAGAACACGCGAGCAGATAGTAAAAGTTTCCGTTATGTATCGAAATCCATCCACAGAACACGTGATTTAAGAGGGATTGGATTTAACTTGATTGAGGAGTTGAAGAAGGAATTGATTGTGCAGAGAGGGGTGAAAGAACGTGGAATACAAAGTTGATATGTTCGGTATGTCGATTGATTACGGAGAAACGTACTACGTCACGCCAAACGAAGAGGTTGTTCACTGTCTTAACCTCGATGAATACATGTTGACTGTTGTGAAGGCGCAAGAATTCAAGGCAGAAAAATAACCCACTCGGCAAAAGTGGGCATCAGTGTAAAACGTTTAATTAAAACCATTATACACCACTATGAGGAGGAACATACATGAGACTCTACGATTTAACGCAGGACCAAATAAAGCTACTCCAAATGATTGAAGATGGAATCGACGTTGGTGACACATTAGAAGCAAATCAAGAAGCAACGGAAATCAAAGTTGAAGGATATGCGAAAATCATTCGGATATTAGAAGGTCATGCTGAAACACATGCTGCTGAAATTAAACGACTGCAAACGAATAAACAGACTTACGAAAATGCAGCTAAACGATTGAAACAGAATATATTCGATAGCATGATCGCTACGGATAAACGAAAAATTGAGGGTCGATTGTTTAAGTTTTCGATTGCTAAGAATCCTCCAAGTGTTCAAGTACTGGATGAAAAGATGATTCCAAAAGCATTTTTCACGATACCACAACCGGTACTAGATAAAGCCGCGATTAAAGAAGAGTTGAAACTTGGCCATGAAATACCAGGTGCGGAACTTACACAAGGCGAGTCTCTTAGAATTAAGTAGTCATTTATCAACATAATCTATTAATAATCAACTTATGTCTTGCAAAATGATTATTAATAGATTATAATAATATTAAGAGATTAAAAGAGAGGTGAAAAACATGACTGAAGAAGAAAAAATTAAGTTGGCCAGAAATGAATATCAAAAAAAATGGCAGAAAAACAATAGGGAAAAGGTCAACGAATACAACCGTAAATGGCGTAATGAAAATAAAGACAAAGTGAAAGAAATTCAAGATCGCCATTTCCTTAAAAAATATGAAGAGTCGAAGGGGTGAGATAAATGATTGAAATTGTAAATGCTTCCGATATAAAAACCGAACAAGCCACCATCTTATTATACGCTCCTCCTGGAATGGGGAAAACGTCAACAATTAAGTATTTACCCGGCAAAACTTTAGTTCTTGATGTAGATCGTACTTCTCGGGTTTTGAAGGGTATGCCGAATATCGACATTTGTTATGTGGACAATACAGAAACTTGGGATTTTTGGGGTAAGTTGATTGTGGATTTAGAAAAGAATTACAAAGGCGTTTATGACAACATCGTGGTTGATAACATTTCAGAATTAGAACGTTGTTTCTTATCAGATTTAGGAAGTAAAGGAAAAAACAAAGGTGTTCCGTCTCAAGGAGATTATCAATATATGCAGTTCCGCATCGTGAACAGTTTGCGATACATGAAAAACCTTGGTTCTAATCTAATTTGGACAGCTTGGGAAAGTACGGATCTTTATACGGATAGCAACGGACAACAATACAATCGCAGTTATCCGCAAATTAATCAAAAAATCATGAATAACGTTCTTGGTTTGTGTGATGTGGTTGGACGCTTGATGGTAAACGCAGAAGGCGAACGTGGTTATGTGTTAAGTGCATCAAATAGCACGTATGCGAAGAATCAATTAGATGACCGTAAAGGTTGCCTACAAAGCGAGTTAATCAATGTTCCAACTACATGAATATCAAAACACATTAGTCACTCGCACTAGACAAGCCTATCTCGAAGGATTGAAAGCACCATGCGTAGTTGCACCATGCGGAGCCGGGAAATCAGTCATTATATCGGAGATTGCTAGATTAACAACTAACAAAGGAAATCGCGTATTATTCCTTGTCCACAGAAGAGAGTTAGTAGATCAAATTAAAAATACGTTCACTCTCAATCGTGTGGACATGGAACTTGTAGAATTCGGAATGGTTCAAACCGTTGTCAGACGGTTAGAAAAAACAAATAAACCTAGTTTGATTATAACAGATGAATCACATCATGGACTAGCTACATCGTATCGAAAAATTTATGAACACTTTGAAGATGTGCCGCGTTTAGGATTTACGGCTACACCTATTCGATTGAATGGGAGTGGATTAGGTGACATTAACGACATTTTGATTGAAGAAGTGGATGCAGAATGGTTAATTGAAAATGGTTTTTTGTCACCATATAAATACTATGCTCCTAAGTTAATCGAATCGGATTTGCTGAAAGTGAACAACCTAAGCGAATTTTCAAGCGGATCCATTGACAACGCTATGAAGAAGACGATTTACGGTGATGTGGTTCGACATTATCAAGAATTAGCACCAGGACAACAGGCCATTTGTTATTGTCACAGTATCAATGCCAGCATCTTCGCAAAAAATGAATTTTTAAGTCAAGGCATTATTGCGGAACATCTGGATGCCAAAACACCAAAACTTGAACGTGATGAAGTGATTCGGAAGTTCAGAAACAAAGAAATACAGGTGCTATGCAATGTTGATTTAATTTCTGAAGGTTTCGACATACCGGACTGTTCAACAGTTATTATGCTCAGACCTACAAAGTCGCTCTCACTCTTTATTCAACAAAGCATGAGAGGGATGAGATTCAAAGAAGGTAAGACAAGCATCATCATAGATCATGTGGATAACGTGAGAAGGTTCGGTTTGCCGGACATGAAAAGAAAGTGGAGTTTAGAAGCAAAGAAAAAAACGTCCAGTGCTGCTGAAATTAGTATCAAATGTTGTGCTAACTGTTTTGCTGCTTATCCAAGCGAATCAGAAGAGTGTCCCGAATGTGGATTTAAACCGGAAGTGAAAGTAATGGCAGATTACGAGGTTGATAAAACAGCCACACTCGAAGAAGTCACGAAAGAAGATTTTAAGCTTGATTTTAGAGAACCTGCAGATTGTAAGAACATGAGTGAATTGCATGAACTTGCAGCAAATCGAGGTTATAAAAGAGGTTGGGCGTTCCATCAAGGCAAATTATTAGGGTTAATCGGTTCGACAAAATAAAAAACTAAAAACAGAATGGGGTAATTAAAAATGACAGGATTTAACTTAGACTTTAACAACGTATTTGAAGGAACTGGAAAAGTGGCAGACGGAGACTATCAAATATTCGTAAACAAATGTGAAGAAGGCGCAACTCCAAGTGGTGCTGAGTACATTGAATTTGATTTAATTATCCGTAATGACTTTGAGCAAGCATATAAAAACAGTCACCTCTTCCACAAAGTGTGGAAAGAAAAAGCAACAGGAAAATACAACATGAAAACATTTAATACAATCGGCAAAGCGTGCCAGTTACAAAACGGCAAAAGCTACAAAAATCTTAAAGAATTACTAGACGATTATGTGAGAAAAACAGCAGTCGTAAACGTGAAAAACGAAGAATCTGAATACAACGGTAAAACATACAACAATACAAACGTGAAATATTGGAATCAAACGAAGTTAACCGGATTGAATCATCAAGCTAAACCAAAAGACGGTAACGAAAATAAGACGTTTGACCAATTATCGAACGGTGGAACTATTGAAGTTACAGAAGAAATGTTGCCATTTTAAACACTAGAGAGAGGTGAAAACCTCTCTTTTTTTAATAAATTAGGAGGTCATGAGAATGTATGAGCAAATACCGGAAGAGTTAAAAGAATTACAACAGTGGTGTTGTTTTAAATTACAACAACGCGGCGAGAAGATGACAAAAATACCAATGGATGCACATACAGGTGGTCTTGGTAAGTCTAATGATGAAACAACCTGGGCTGATTTTGACACCGCACTTGCTGCTATCGAAAAATATAATTTTGATGGTTTGGGTCTGTATTTCAAAGATCCTTATTTTGGGATTGACATAGATGGCGTAAAAAATGAAATTGATCGCTTTAAAAACGATGACCACGACAATAACATTGTTTCTGAGTTTATCGACATGATGTGCAGCTATGCGGAAATTTCACCAAGTGGTAATGGCATTCACATCATCGTGAAGGGTGAACTACCTAAGACAGGCAGACGTAAGGGCAATGTGGAAATGTACGACACGGGCAGGTTCTTTACCGTCACATCTAATCATATCGGTGGGTACACGCATATTGCTGATGATGCGGATTACGGAAAAATCAACTACTTGCACAATAAATACATTGCTAAAAAAGAAGTGTCTCAACGTAAATCAGAACCGTCTACTTCCACATTGTCGCTACCAATAGATGACATTATCAGAATCGCGACGAATAGCAAGAATGGAATGAGATTCAAAATGTTTCTTGATGGAGGGTGGGAACAATTCTATCCGTCACAGTCAGAAGCAGACATGGCATTCGCAAACGATCTAGCCTTTTGGTCGAATCGCGATTTTTCAAAAATGGATAGCATTTTCAGAAGTTCGTCACTTTTTAGAGAGAAATGGGATAGACCACAGAATAACTCAACATATGGAGTAGAAACGTTAAACGTGGCCATAAATGATTGTATGAACGCGTTTGTACCAAAAGAAAAAGAAGAAGATTTCAACCTTTATTTATTAGAGGATAGCGTTGAAACCATTACCAAGAAATACTATTCATATGACGATACCGGGAACGCTCAACGTTTTGAACATCTTTTCGGTGATGCGGTTCGTTACAGCTATATTCGGAAAGGTTGGTACTGTTATAACGGAAAAATTTGGGGAATCGACCAAGAAGGAATGGTTAAAACGCTTGCTGATAAAGTCATTGGACAAATGAAAGAAGAAACGGTATATGTTCCACCTGGTGCAGATGAAGAAGAAATGGTTAAGGCATTTAATAAACATGTAAAAGCGACTCGCAGCAGTAGAGGGAAAGTGAGTATGCTGAAAGAAACAGAACATTTACTTGCCATTAAGCCGGAAGAGTTCGATACAGATAAAGATATGTTTAATGTTCAAAATGGCTATTTGGATTTAAAGACAGGTGTTTTGCATGAACATGATAGAAACAAGTTCTTTACCAAAATATCGAACGTCGAATATACAGATAAAGCAGATTGCCCTTTGTGGATGGAATTTTTAAACACGATTTTTGACAATGACAAATCCTTAATTAATTACATTCATCGAGCAATTGGATATTCACTCTCAGGATCCACAGAAGAGCAAATTATGTTCATCCTTCACGGAAACGGACGTAACGGTAAATCGGTATTTTTAGACATTATCACGGAAATATTCGGCAACTATTCAACCAACATTCAACCTCAGACAATCATGGTTAAACAACAAACAGGCGGCGCAAATTCAGATATTGCGAGATTAAACGGAGCAAGGTTTGTCACTACCACAGAACCGAATGAGGGAGTGAGACTTGATGAGGGATTAGTCAAGCAGTTAACCGGTGGCGACAAAGTAACGGCACGTTTCTTATATGGTGATGAGTTTGATTTTAACCCGGAATTTAAACTGTGGATGGCTACTAATCATAAACCGATTATTCGTGGCACGGATGACGGCATTTGGAGACGAATGGCTATTATTCCATTTACAGTACAGATCCCATTAGATAAAGTGGACAAGCGACTTACACAAAAGTTAAAACGTGAAATGAAAGCCATCCTCAATTGGATGTCTGAGGGTTATCTGTTGTGGCGTGAAAGTGGTTTGCAAGAGCCTGAGTGTATCAAATTACAACGTGCCGAATATCGAACAGAAATGGACTCTATTGAAACATTTATCGAAGAGTGCTGCACGTTAAACGATAAAACGAAAGTCAAATCAAAAGCGTTCTACCAGGCTTATCGAGAGTGGGCGAAAGACAACGGACAATACATGATGAGCAGTACAAAGTTTGGTAGAGAAATGAGTAACAAGTTTACTAAATTGAGAAGTAATGGAATTTATTACGCTGGATTAATGCTAAATGATGATTTTAACAACGAAGGTTTTCGGATGCATTACTAAAATGGAACAGTTGTGGAAGGGTTATGGAATGGTTTGTTTTCAACCCTTCCACTTGAAAACCCTTATGTACCAATGCTTTGCCTATTACTTTTATTCTTTTGGAAGGGTTGGAAGGGTATGATTAAAGAAATAGGTTAAGAGAAAATAAATATTAAATATTGTGAGAGACTTTGACGAAAGCAACCAATCGTTCCATATTTGTTTTTTAAAATGAATAAAAACGGATAGAAGCGTTGGCATTACTAGGTTTTAGAAGTGGAACAGTTTATTTCAAACCGTTCCATATTAAAAATTGGAGGTAAAAACATGAAAAACTTAAATATTGAACAATGGAAAGAAATTGCTGATTTAACGAAGAAAATTAATCAAGATACAAACCGGTTAACGATTTTGGCTAATAAGGGAATGGGTTCAAAGCGAGTAAGTCCGTTAAGACGATCATCAAGACATTTGAATAAATTTAGAAGTGATGCGGAAAACCTAATGTTCGAGAAGGGGATTATAGATAAGAATATATTTTACGGAAATCAGGGTGCAGAAGAATGAAAGAAATTGACGTACAAAATTCAATCCGTTTAGCACTTAATCCATATGCAATAGTTTTCCGGGCGAATGTTGGTTTCTTTAAAACAGAAGATGGTCGGACAGTATCAACTGGATTACCAAAAGGTTTTTCCGATCTGTTTGGTTATCGTAAGTCAGACGGCCGGATATTCTTCATTGAAGTAAAAAACGAAAAAGGCAAGCTGCGAAAAGAACAGGAACACTTTTTGAAAACAATGAGTGAAAATGGAGCAATTGCAGGTGTTTGCAGGAGTGCTACAGAAGCTATTAAATTAATTGACGAATCTACCAAATAATTCTATTAATTGATTGACTTTGATTCACCTGCTGATTTATAATAGATTTACAGGAGGTTAGTACAATGACAATCAACAAACAGAACGGCAGAGTTTACGTCAAACTACCCAAAACGATCATCGACAAAGTAGACAAAGAAGCTGAAAAAGCCTTCACCAGTCGCAGCAGTCGGTTGGCTAAGATTATTGTTGAATATTATGGTGTAAGCGAGGAGGAGAAGGGATGATTACTCACGTTGATGGTACTAGATTCAATGGTAATCTCGCAAAGGGTCAAATTTGGGTGAAGGGTAATCGTGAAAAAACAATTGTGTATTTCAATGGTCATACCATGAAGTATCAAACTAAAAAGGATATAAAAAACGGAACTGTAACCACTGTTAAAAGAAGTTCATTCCGTGATTGGGTGACTACTGGTGCGATGTTGAAGGATAAACCCTCATGACCCAACAATACGGCAGAAACTACTCAAACAAACTAACCATTCAACGAGTAAACGAATATGAATTGGATTTCGCTATTGAGGAATTGGAGAAACGTGGTTATGAATTAATGGATCGTGGTGTGGACGAAAAGGATATAAAACAATTTGGATTCAATCGAGATACACGTGGGCCGAAGATGAGTTTTTCGGGTAGTGATGTTCACAAAAGATGTTGGGCGAGGTTGCAGAAGGTTGAGGTGATGGTATGAATAAACCATCATTGACAAGTCGTGATTATATAAGCGTTACTCCGAAAACAACTGTAGAAGTCATCCCATATCCTGAAGAACAAGTTGAACACTTAGTTAGTCAGTTAATCAAACTACAGAAGAATTGTGACACATGCGCTTCTGCTACTGCTAAAGAAGAATTATTCATTGCTATGAGGTCAATTAACAAAGCATTAGAAGGCGCATTGATTAATCGTTTAATAATTAAACCCTAAACCCACCCAGCAACACGCACAACGCGTTTTAACTATCAACCTAGACAAATACTCAAGGAAACTCTTACGCGCTTTAAACTGATTCTAAATAGCTTTTAAGGAGGACGGGGTATCTTGAATAGATTAGAGAAGTTTGAAAAAATTAGAATTAAGCATGAAAATGAGTATTTAGGTTCAGAGTGGGGAGTCGGGGAAGATGATGTGGATTTCCTTGTTGAAGAGGTTGAAAGACTTCATGAAATCGTGAATGCAGTCAAATCAGCATTGGAGGCATCCAAATGAAAGAAACATTAGAAGAATACGTTAAAGGTTTAAAAGCTGAACTCAAAAGCGAAAAAGCTAAACGTGAAGAATCGGAATTTAAACATGCGGTGGTTTGCGAAGCTTTGGAGAATTTACTTGATGATATTGATTTGGCAGCTATACCTCAAGGAGCATTTTATATATCGCGTAAAGTAGCTAGAAAGGCTTTAAACGGGGTGACAGTATGAGCGATAAAACTAGATTCGAATACCTAACCAACTACTTCCACGACCAACTATTTGCAGATAGCTGCACGATCAGTCGCACGAATTTTAATTTTCTGTTGAACAGTCATAACAAGTATTTGAAGGTGAAGGAAGATAATCGGCAGTTGAAGTTGAAAATACAGTTATTAGAAAAGGTGGAGAGAGTATGAGTGAGAAGATTAAAGTGACGGTTGAACAGGCAGAACGAATTAAAGCTGTTGGTAGCTACGATAAAGAAGGTGCATTGAAATGTCACATGAATACTTGGGGAAGTGGATTGAATACATGTTTGAATGATTTATCTATTGGTGATTTTGCTAGAATCCTATACGAGCCGAATAGTTATGAGGTTGAGCAGGATAAGTTTGAAATTTGGGAATGGGTAAAAATCAAAAAGTTGTTTATTCCATTTATCAAAAATGAAATGAGCGAGGATGCTTACAAATTAGAACGCATTTTTAAAATTACTGGAATCGTACCTGGAGGAAAAATACTGTGTCCTGACAGATATGTTCATAATCCTGAGAACTTGTGCCACGCAACGAAAGAAGAAGTGTTTTGGGCTGAACTTGGACGTGAGGTTGGAGAGTTCCGTGAAGGTGATGTTATTCACACGGTTCATAATTCCTTCTTCACTGTGAGCGACTTAAATGAAGAAGTGGATGATTTCATAGGTAAAAAGGGAGTTAAACGTAAATTCATTAACGGTAATATAATCGGCTTCTATCCATCTGAATCATTCATCAAACTACCATGACTACACGCCAACAAAAACGAGAAAAACGCAGCCAATTAATTCATCAATTGTAACGTTTGGAAATACAACATCAACGTGTTAGTGGTGCTGACTTCATTATTTCACAATGTGAGGGGTGCGAGATATGTACGAAGATACGGTCTATTGGTGAACAGCTAGTCCCATTGAAGGTAATGAATGGCATCGTCTCAAGTAAAAATGAAAAACCAGTACGCAAATTTCCATATACAAGCTTGATAGGTAGATTAACTGTGGACGAGTATTGGCAGTACAAAGCTGATTTTATCTCGGACAAGGACATATGCAAATTAAAAGAAGTAAGCGTTAAAACGATGAGTAACTGGAAACGTCACCACAACATCAAATATCAGTTGTGCATGAAAGGGGTAAAAAAATGACTTCACCACTATACAACCACAAACACGCAATGCCTATAATCGACTTCCAATGGCCTGTATTAACCGAATACGATTTAACGCAAGCGAATAAAAGACCTGTAGAAGCAACACCAATCGAACTAGGTTACGAAATCGACAGACTGAAAAAAGATGCTGCATTCCATAAGCAAACGTTGATTGATTATCAGAACAGAACGCAAACGTATATGGATGATTACAAAAACGTTGAAGCTGATTATCGCAACCTACTAACCGAACACCGTAGATTAGTCGATGTGGACGATATGAACGTGCTGTTGATGAAACAGAATTTAGAGTTGAGGGAACAATTGGGGAAGTAGAAAGGGAGATTGATAAGAAATGGTTTTGAAAAAAGATAGCAATTACAACCAATTAATGATTGACGTAAACGATGACATCTACAAAGAACGTGAGCGACAAAATGCTAAGTGGGGGCATCAAAGACATTCACATGAAACATGGCACGTTATAGGTTCAGAGGAGACGGGAGAAGTGGCGCAAGCTATCCAGGCAGTTAAGGGATGGGGTAAACCTACGGACGCTCAAGACTTATACACAGAATGTATACACGCTTCTGCTGTATATGCTGCATTTGCTGAACAGGTGCTAGAGGAAATGAGAGAAAAGGCTACACGTTTACATGATTGACCGCGACTATTACATTGAATATCTATTTCGATTCAGTAAAAACAAAACGAGAGAATATTATGAGAAACTTAATGATCGTGAACTTATTGTGGAATATGAAAAGTTGATGAAGTGGGATTGAACGTACAGTTGACATATATAGCGAAGGAGGAAAACAAATGTGGACATATGAAGAACTTGAAGAAATGATTAGCGTGAAAATTGAAAGGTACAAGGCTATGAATAAGTTGATGGAGGCTACAAGCGAAAGCAGTGCGTATGGCATGGGTCTAGTGGATTCATTACAAAGTTTGTTAAGTGACCTTCAAATTGATGAAGAAGACGAAGAATAACCATACAGTACGTTCATACTCAGCAGCAACTCACGCTCAACTAACTGATTTAAAATAGACTTGAAGGGGTGAAGGTGATTGAAAACAGACAAGAAATCATTCAACAAACACGACATATATGTAATTCTTCAAAATTACAATTGGATGATTAAAGAAGCCAATCGTATCAAACTTCAATTAAACGGTGTGGAAACAGTCGGAGTCGCTCAATATTCAGACATGCCAAGAAGTGGCGGTGGACCATCTGACGTTGTGGGTGGTGAAGTGATAAGGCGTGAGAAAACACATGAACGACTTAATAAGTATCTTGAAAAAGTATCATTCATTGTGGAACGTTCACCGAACATCGAAGAAGATATAGAAGTAGCCGTATTAAATTGCATACTTGATGGAATGAGAATGAACGCAATAGCCATTCATTTGAACATGAGTAGACGAACAGTTCACCATATTCGAGATAAGATTGTAGAACAGTTGAGTGTACAAAAATGCACACTTTAAACAGAAATTTAACTATTAAAAGAAATACTTTACAATGAGATTACAGATAGTTTAGTTGCGCAACTCAAATTATTAGCAAGACAACGCAGGTTCATAAAACATTCAGTAGTGTGGATGTAAACAAACAGACTGCAATGATTTTGTTGAGGGACTTAATCATTGAACAACAGTTACATGAAGGCACTTAGGCTGTTAGCTTTAGGTGCTTTTTATTATTCCCTAACAGTTCTATTGTTACCCAATAGTGGTTATAATTGAATAACTAACCAATTGAAAAGGGGTAACGAATTGAAACGATTAATTATAAAGAAAAAGCCTTTTTATAAAAAATGGTGGGTTATAGCACTCGCTGTATTTTTTGGTCTAAGTATCATCGTAGCGTTAACGGATGGCGGATTAACAGAAGCTATAGAGGAAAAAGAAGTTGTGGAAGTTAAGAAAGAAGAAGTCAAAGTTGTTAAAACACCTGATTTTGTAACTGCTGACTTCATTAAAAAGAATTTCGGCACAAATAAAGATGAAAAGAAAAAGGCTGTTGTATCGACTAGTTTCAATAATGGGATTGTGGAAGGTGTAGCTTTAGAGGTTACGTACTGGTCACCTGCAACTGCTAAAAAAGACTTTTTAAACAACACTAAGGATTATATGGAGAAAATGAAGTCATTAAAAGAAGTCACACAGGCAACTTTAGTTATTCAAGTTCCTCTTACAGATCAATACGGTAATGTTGAAAATGGTGAGGTCATGCGAGTAATGATGAATAGAGAAACGCTGGATAAAATTAACTTTGAAAACTTCAGTGTTGATGATATTTCAAACATTGCTGATGATTATTACGAACATGCTGCTTTATCTGAATAAGATTGAATAAAGAATAAAACATACCAAGGCTCGCACATTGTGTGGGCTTTTTATTATGTATAGCTTATACATTCCACAACCATATCACCACGAACAAACCTCGGTCATATTAGCGATGTATAGACTATACATTTCATTATATCGTGCGGATGGCAAAGAACGTTGATGTAACAGCAATTCACATATCATCTAGTATCACATAATAAAGATTATAGGAAGCTACGATGAATACATAATGAATACATGAAAGGTGGTGGTGATTTTGCTTTTGTTGTCAAATACGAAAGGAAAGGTATGGTGATCCATCATCTTCGAGCCATCGGTTAAATGGTAAAGGACTGAATACATGAAGAAGCATAAACCATACGCTAAGAAGCTATACAACAGTAAGGCATGGAAGAATTGTCGAGCATCATATATAACAACAGTATTTGGTATATGTGAACACTGTGATAAGCCTGGCTATATCCTTGACCATATCATTGAGTTGAACATGGATAACATTAATGATGCGAACATTACATTGAATCATAGCAACCTTCAGTATCTTTGTTTACCTTGTCATAATACAAAAACATTTGCTAAGTATGAAGTGTTAAGAAATGATGTGATGTTTGATAGTGAAGGTAATCTAATCGCTAAATAAAGAGGGTACTCCCCCCCATTGTTTGTAAGTTTGAAACAATTCAAAAGACCGATGAGATTCCTTCCGTGAACACATAGGTCATTTTACGTAACCCCCCTATCAACGAAATGAGGTGATATTTATGGTAAGCAAAAAAGAAATAACAAAAGATGAACGTCTGAACCTTGAGGAAAAGCGTTTACGTGTGAGTTACAAAGACTTGCCTAAAGATTCCCTCATCGTTGCTGATGGGTTGATTAGACGTGCTGCTTATATGCGTGTGACGCTCGAAGATATGGAGAAAGACTTGGACGAAAACGGATTCGTTGAGTTGTTTAGCCAGTCAGAGAAAACAGAACCTTATGAGCGTGAACGTCCAGTGGCGAGACTGTATAACACGATGAACAAAAACTATCAAAGCATTGTCAAAGGGTTGACAGACTTAGTTCCTAAGAAACCAGTTAAAGACGAGAAGGTAAACATATTAGAACAGTTTGGGAATAGGCGTGATGAATAATGGCTTATATTCAATATCCTTTATCCTATAATCCGATTATTGAATATTGGAACAAGATTGAATCAGGTGAGGAAGTTGTCGGGGATAAGATTAGACGAGTTTACAAAAAGATAATCAAAGACTTGAACGATGTGGATAGTGAATATGAATACAATCCTAATCGCGCTCTTCATCCGATTGAATTCATTGAAAACTTTTGCAAACATTCCAAAGGTAAATGGGCAGGATTGCCGATTGAATTAGAATTATGGCAAAAAGCGATGACTGCAGCAATGTTTGGATTTGTCCACAAGATTGATGGCACTCGAAAGTATCAGCAAGTGTTCTGTGTCATTGGTCGTAAAAACGGAAAGTCCACAATTGGCTCTGGTATCGGCTTGTATTTAATGGTCGGTGACAATGAGGGTGGTTCTGAAGTTTACGCGGTAGCGACTAAACGCGATCAAGCTAAATTAGTTTGGTTAGAGGCAAAGAAGATGGTTAAGAAGTCACCTATTTTGTTGGATTCCATTAAACCACTTGTTTCTGAAATGACCGCAGAATGGAACGAGAGCAGTTTTAAACCATTAGGCTCTGATAGTGAGACGCTAGACGGCTTGAACGTGCATGGCGCGATTATGGATGAAGTAGCAGCATGGAAAGACCAAAACTTGTTTGATGTAATTGTGGATGGTACAACAGCGCGTGACCAACCTATGATTTTAATGATTACCACAGCAGGAACGGTTCGAGAATCTGTATACGATATGAAATACAGTGAAGCAGAAATGATATTGAACGGATTTGACGATGTGGACGGTTACAAAGACGATCGTTTCCTTCCTTTCATTTATGAGATTGACAAGCGCGAAGAATGGACAAACCCTCTCATGTGGAAAAAGGGTAATCCGGCACTAGGAACAATCAAAAAAGTTGACCAATTAGAAACGAAAGTTAATAAAGCCAAAGCTAATCCCATGTTGGTGAAGAATTTAATCACGAAAGAGTTTAATGTTCGTGATACATCGAGTGAAGCATGGTTGAATTTTGAGCAAATCAACAACACTTCCACATTCGACATTGCCGAATTAAAACCGCGTTACGCTATTGGTGGTGCGGATTTATCAAGTTCGGTGGATTTAACTTCAGCTTGTATACTTTTCCAAGTGAATGGAGATCCGACAACTTACTTTAAACACATGTACTGGTTGCCTGAAGATTTATTGGAACGCAGAACAAACGAAGACAAAATACCTTATAACATTTGGCGCGACTTAGGATGGCTACGAACGACACCAGGTAACAAGGTTCATCATAAATTCGTGACTGAATGGTTTATTGAGATGCAAGAAGAGCATGACGTGTATATTCCTTGGGTCGGTTATGATTCTTGGTCTGCTACTTACTTTGTGGAAGAAATGAAGAATCATTTCGGTAAAGAATCAATGATTCCTGTCATTCAAGGAAAGAAAACCCTCTCTGCTCCCATGAAATCACTAGGGGCAGACTTAGAAGCGAATAAGATAAATTACGGTAATAATCCCATTACTAAGTGGTGTTTGACTAATACCTCTGTGGATATTGATAAAAATGACAACATTCAACCGTCAAAAGGGAATACCCAGCGTAAACGTATAGATGGATTCGCGGCCATGCTTGATGCGTATGTGGTGTTTAGCGACAAAACGAGCGATTATCAAAATCTGATTTAATTCAAAGGGGGTGAGAAAATAAATGGGATTTTGGGATCGTTTCAAAAAAGAGAATCAAACGGTAACAGTTTCTAAGTATCAGATGTTTACCGATGAAGGTAATGGTTTCTATGCTTGGAATGGCAACTTGTACAATAGCGACATTGTGAGGGCGGCCATACGTCCAAAAGTGAGGGCATTTGGTAAAACAATAGCCAAACATATTAGGAATTACGAAAACAAACTAGAGGTCAATCCTGAAGAATATATGAGGTTCTTATTAGAAGAACCTAATCCGTACATGACAGGTCAAATGATGCAGGAAAAGTTGGCTATTCAACTTGAATTAAACAATAACGCGTTTGCTTATATCGCAAGAGACACAAACAACTACCCTACTGAAATTTATCCCATCACTTCTTCTTCTGTGGATGCGGTAAAAAACGGAAATGGTGAGTTGTTTTTACGTTTTACGCTGAAGAATGGGAAAACGGTCACGTTCAGATATACCGATATTATTCATTTACGGAAAGATTTTAATGAAAATGAGATATTTGGTGACAGTCCAGCACCTGCATTAACGCAACTTATGGAAGTAATCAATACAACAGATCAAGGCTTTGTTAAAGCAATTAAAAATTCAAACGTGATTAAGTGGCTATTGAAATTCAATCAGACGTTACGACCTGAAGATTTGAAAGCAGCAACTAAACAATTTACCGATGATTATCTAAATATTGATAATGAAAGTGGTGGTGCTGCTGCTACTGATGCCAAAATGGATGCGACACAGGTTAAACCGAATGACATTATGGTAGATAACAAACTAATGAATGAAACGGTTAAGCGTGTTTATGCGTTCTTTGGAACGAATGAGAAGATTGTCCACAGTTCTTATGATGAGAATGGATGGGTTTCTTACTACGAAACGTGTGTAGAACCCGATATTGTGCAAGCGAGTGGAGAGTATACGAGAAAGTTATTTAGTCGAGCAGAGAGAAGTCGTGGGAATCGCATCATGTTTGAAAGTTCAAACCTTGCGTTTGCTTCATTAAAGACTAAAATGGATTTCGTTAATAACGGAATTGACAGAGGTTATGTGAACGCAAATGAGGGACGTGATGTATTCGGCATGGCTCCAATAGAAGGTGGAGAGATTTATGTCAGACGTTTAGACATGGCTCCAACTGAACAAACCGATGAAGTCGAAGAATAAACCGCATAATCCTTTAGAGGAGGTGATGATATGAAAATAAAGGTGAACGGTGTGATTGTTTCAAACGATCACAAAGAGGTTTATGACTATTTCGGAATAGAAGCAACGTCACCAAATGACGTATTATCAGCCTTGGATAAAGCAAAAGACAAAGATGTTGAGGTTGTTATTTCGAGTGGTGGCGGTGATGTGTGGAGTGCTTCACAGATTTATACGTCACTTCGAGAACATAAAGGCAATGTCACAACGAAAATCGTTTCTTTAGCAGCATCAGCAGCTACAGTTATTGCAATGGGTGGTAACAAAGTCATTATGTCACCTACTGCTGAATTCATGATACACAACGCTTCTGTAGGTGGTGTAAGTGGTGACAATCGTGATATGTCGCATATGGCCAAAGTTTTAGAAACAACTAATCGAACAGTGGCCAACGCTTATGTATTAAAAACTGGTAGAAGTTCAGAGGAAATATTGGAGTTAATGAATAAAGAAACATGGTTGACTGCTCAAGATGCGAAAAAATATGGATTTATAGATGAAATCATGTTTGATGAATCGTTTTCTTTGTCGGCCAGTGTGACTTCAATGTCCAATACTATCCCTGTGGAAGTCATACAGAAATTTAAAAATGATAAACAATTATCCAATCCGACACCTGAAGCTGAAAAAGCTGACAAGGAATCGGATTTTTTAATGCGCAAAATGCAGTCTCAACTAAATTTAATCAAACTAGGAGGAACAAAATCATGAAATTTGAACAATACGAAGAACAACGTAAGGCATTAGTGGAAGAAGCACAAGGATTTATCGACTCAGGAGAGTTGGAAACATCTGAAACGAAATTACAAGAAGTAAAAGATCTTGATAACAAATGGGAAGGCGTTAAATTAGCAAACGCTAACCTAAACGCGATCAAAGGAAAAGACATTGCAGAAGGATTTGAAAATAAATCAGTTAAAGTCGAGGGGGAAATGGTAGTGGAAAAATTGAACGCGATCGAAGTTGTATCTGAAAAAGATGTATATCAAAATGCTTGGGCTAAAAAAATGATGGGGCAAAAAATTGATGGTGAAGAATTAGAAGTATTCAACACGATCAACAAATCTTTCAATAATGCTTTCACTCATGACACTGGAAACACTGCTGTATTGATTCCTGAAACAGTTGTTGCTGGAATTTGGTCACGCGCTGAAGAAATGTACCCATTGTTTGCAGATGCGAAGAAATACAATGTTCGTGGTACGTTAAAGATCGCTAAACACCTTTCAATTGATGCTGGAGATGCTGCATGGTATGTGGAAGCTAATCCAGTTGCTGATGAACAAAATACATTCGGTGAAATGATTCTTTCAGGTCACGAATTAGCGAAAGCTGTAACAGTTTCATGGAAATTAAAAGCTATGGCTGTCCAAGACTTCATTCCTTACATCATCAATGAACTTGGTGAACGTGTAGGCGTTGCTTTAGGAACTGCTGCTGCTCGTGGTAACGGTGTTAATCAACCTGAAGGTGTTGAGACTGCTTTGAAAGCTGAAGCTGGTACTCCACAAGTTGTTGCTGCTGCACCTGCTTACGCTTCAATTACTAATGCAATTTCAAAAGTGCATTCTTCTTACTTAAATGGTGCTAAATTCTATGTAAACAATGCTGATATTTACGGTGAAGGTGGTTTAATCAACGTATTAGACTTAAATGGTCGTCCGTACTTCACAGAGGATGCTATGGGTAATTATGCAGGTCGCATGTTTGGTTTCCCTGTTGTTGCTGATGCAGGTGTATCTCCTGGTAGCATTATCTTTGGTAATGCAAATAAAGGTCTTGTATTCAACACAAACGAACCTTTCAGCGTTGTAACTGAAGACCATGCGAAAGCACGTACTACTGATTATGTAGCTTACTCAGTTATTGACGGTGGCGTATTAGATACAAAAGCATTTGCTTTAATTGAAACACCAGTAATCTAATAAATTGATAGGAGGTTTTACAAATGGTTAAACATTTAGTGTTAAAAAACTTCCGCGATAAAAATACCAGTCGATTAGTTTTGGCTGGTTCTTTTTTTGAGTCGGATGATAAAAAACGATTAGACGAAATGTACAAACAAGGATTCCTTCAAGAAGATGAACCTGTTAAGAAAGCGACTACTCGCAAGAAAAGTGGTGAATAACCATGTTAGAACGCATTAAAAAAGCGTTGCGTATTTCGTCAAATGCCTTTGATGATGAAGTTATGGATTTAATTGAAGGTGCTAAATCTGATTTAAGTCTAGCAGGTGTTTATTTCATTGATGAAACCGATCCGTTAATTGCAAGAGCCATAACGATATATGCGAAGGCTCATTTCGGTTATGACAATCCTGAAGCTGATAGATTTCAAGACTCTTATATCATGCTTAAACAACATTTATCTCTTTCAGGTGATTATCGCGAGGTGGTCGTAATTGCGCCATAGCGAGGTAATTTATTTGTTAGATGTGACAATTGCGGAAGATGAATTAGGTAATCAAATTGAATCGTCAACTGAACGGATGGTGTTTGCAAACGAAATGTCAGTAAGTGCTACTGAATTTTATGGAGCATCAGCAATAAACTTGAAGCCGTCCAAGGTGTTTGAAATTTATTCTTTTGAGTATCAAAACGAGATTCAGTTGAAACACGAAGGTTTAATTTACTCAGTGATTCGTCCTGATAAACGTGGCGATAAAATAAGGATAACTTGTGAAAGAAGTGTTGGAAATGGCTAACATAAATCTTAATAATCTATCCAACGAAATCACAAAACACCTTGAGACTTACACTGAAGACGTGAGAAAGAAAGTGGACAAGGCTACTAACAAAGTTACAAAAGAAGGCGTTCAGTTGTTGAAAGATGTACCTATTGAATTAACAGGTGATTATCGAGCAGGTTGGGCGCGAAAAAAGGAAGGTTCAGGTTTAATCATCCACAACCGAACCGATTACCAACTTACTCACCTGCTCGAATATGGTCATGCGAAAACTGGTGGTAGTCGTGTAGCTGCTAGGCCTCACATAAGACCTGTGGAAGAAAAGATAGTAGCAGACTTTGAAGAACTAGTGAAGAAGGCGATTCAGTCATGACATTATCAGAATTAGTTGTTGCACTAAAGGCTACAGGCTACCCTGTGGCTTATTCGCATTTTGTCGTAACATCACTCAATCCGATGCCGTCACCACCATTTATAAACTATGTGGAAGCATTTACGAGTAATCAATTTGCTGATAATCGTGTACATCACAAGATGAAGAATATGCAGATTGAATTATATACGAATAAGAAAGATTTAGTTGCTGAACAAAAGTTAGAAGATGAACTAGATCGAAATGAAATACCCTACGATGTTACGGAAACATACATCGAACCAGAAAAGTTATATCAAAGAATATATGAAACGAGGTTGATTTAATTGGCTAATAAAGTGACGTTCGGTTTAAGAAATGTACATTATGCACCATACGAAGTGACAGGTGGAGTTATCACATATGAAACGCCTGTACGTTTACCAGGTGGTATTGAAATTAGTTTAGAAGCGCGAGGGGATATGGTCGAGTTTTATGCTGACGATATGCTTTATTACTCTGCATCAAATAACCAAGGATATGACGGTACGTTATCACTTGCTGACATTCCTGAACAATTCTTAATTGATGCACTAGGCGAAGTTAAAGACGTAACGGACATGGTATTGACTGAATCAGCTAACTCAGTGGGTAAACCATTTGCGCTAATGTTTGAATTTGCAGGAGATGTTAAAGCAGTTCGTCATGTGATTTATAACTGTACTGCTAATCGTCCAAATGTGGCTTCTTCCACAAAAACGGCTACAGCAGAACCTAATGAAAACGAATTAACATTCGTTGCATCTCCACGCGAAACAGATTATGCAGTTAAAACGAAAACAACAGATACAACTCCTGCACCTATCTATGATGCTTGGTATGCAACAGTGTACGAAAAATTACCACAAGCCTAAGGAGTGAACTTTGATGGAGAAGACAATAGTTATTGATGGTAAACATGTTTCATTTAAAAGTACAGGTGCTACACCTTTACGATATAAAGCGCAATTCGGGAATGATTTCTTTGCGGAAATTATGAAACTCGATGGAATGACAAAAGTTGATGCTGAAGGGAAAACAGATATTTCGGAAATTGATTTTGAAGTGTTTTATAACCTTGCCTGGGTATTAGCGAAAACTGCTGACTCCTCCATCAAAGACCCTTTAACGTGGTTAGATACATTTGACGAGTTTCCTATCGTGGAAATATTACCCGAACTACAGGATTTAATCTTTGCTACATTGCAAGGTAAAAAAAAATAAAAAAAAGCAGTGGTGGGAATGGTGAAGTGGATTGGGATAATCACACGACATCATTCCTTTTTTCTGCATACAAAGCAGGATTGTCACATGCTGATTTAGACATGATGACTGTGGGTGGTATCATGGATTTCATTGAAGAATGGGTGGATAGAAATACGCCTGACAGTGAAAAAACAAGACAAGCGAAACAATCTGACTTTGATTCATTCTGATTTACCGAAGCACTTACAGACTAGTAGGTGCTTTTTAATTTGTCCAAAAAAGGACGGTGAGAACATATGGCAGGAAAAATTAAAGGCATTACAATTCAGATTGACGGTGAAACGAAGGGTTTAGACAAGGCATTAAAAGACGTTAATAAGAATAGTAAAGACTTGCAAAACGAATTGAAGTCGGTTGAAAGGCTTCTGAAATTCGATCCAAAAAATATTGAAGCAACAGCACAGAAACAAAAACTTTTAACTGAACAAGTTACAAATACGACCAAGAAATTAGATGCTTTAAAACAAGCACAACAAGAAGTGAATCGACAGTTTGCAGCTGGTGAAATAAGCGAATCGCAGTACCGTAACTTTCGCAGGGAAATAGAATTCACTGAAGGTTCGTTAAAGAATCTTGAATCTCAATTAAATCAAACTGGTAAAAAAGCAGAAGCATTAGGTAACAAAATGAAATCGACAGGCGACAAAATGAACGGTGTCGGTCAATCAATGTCGATGGGTATCACTCTTCCTATTGTTGGAATTGGTGCTGCTGCAGTTACCACAGCAATGAACTTTGAAGCACAAATGGATAAAGTGGGCGCAATTGCAGGGGCTACAGCTGATGAAATGAAGAAAATGGAACAAGTTGCTTTGGATTTAGGAGCGAATACATCTAAATCAGCAAGTGAAGTTTCTGCTGGTATGGGCGAATTGGCTGCAATGGGCTTCACGGTTACTGAAATCATTGGTGCAATGCCTGGGGTAATATCAGCAGCAGAAGCCAGTGGTTCAGATATGGCTCAAACGGCTGAAGTTATGGCTTCCACACTCAACATCTTTGGGCTTGAAGCTGGTAAAGCAAATGATGTAGCTGATATTTTAGCGAAAACTGCAAATATTTCAGCGGCTAGTTTGACAGATATGCAGTATGCGTTGAAATATGCAGGACCACCAGCAGCAGCGTTGGGGATTAGCTTAGAAGAAACAGCAGCTGCAATCGGGATTATGACCAATGCAGGGATGAAAGGTGAGCAAGCAGGTACATCTTTAAGAGGTGCGTTATTAGGGTTATTAGATCCTTCTGTGCAAAACGAAAAAATGATGACCGCAATGGGTGTGGCTGTAACTGATGCAGAGGGTAATTTCGTAGGACTTTCTGAGATGATTGAAAACTTATCGACAGCAATGAAAGGTCAAACGGACACGCAAAAAGCCGCGAATTTATCACAACTTGTCGGCAAAGAAGCAGTTTCAGGAATGTTATCGCTCATGAAAGCTGGGCCGTCAACAATTGATAGTATGACGAAATCACTTGAAGATAGTGGTGGAGCATCTGAAGAAACTGCCAAGAAAATGCGCGACAATTTAAAAGGTGCTTTGGATGAATTAGGCGGTACGATTGAAACCGCAGCAATTACAATCGGCACAACGTTGAAACCTGTAATTTTAGAAATGGCTAGTTTGGTACAAGGGCTTGTGGATAAATTTCAAAACATGTCACCAGCAGGTCAGAAAATCGCGCTTGTTGTTGCTGCAATTGCGGCAGCGATAGGGCCATTGTTGATTGTATTCGGATTTATGGCAAGTGCTATAGGAAGTATGATTTCGCTCTTCGGTGTTGTTTCAGCAGCTATTGCAACTGCTGGTGGTGCAGCTGCGGTATTTGGTACAGTCTTGGCGGCTTTAACAGGGCCGATTGCCATCATCATTGCGGCTATAGTAGGAATCATTGCTGTATTCGTCCTCGCTTATCAAAAAATTGACTGGTTCAGAGAAGGCGTAAACAACGTATGGAACATCATTAAAGCGTCTACACTAGTCGCCTTTGGATATATCAGAGAGACAATCAATACTATTGTCAGTGGTGTGGTCGCTTTTGTTAAAACGCAACTAGATGATTTTAAAGGATTTTGGGATGAAAACGGTAAATTTATTTTAGCTACTGTAAAAACAGCATTTGGACAGATCCAATCCAACATTCAGTTAGTTATGGGAATCATCAAGGGGATTTTCCAAATTGCGTGGCCATTAATCACTGCGACAGTTCGTTATGCGTGGGAAACAATTAAATTGGTTGTATCCACAGCAATTAGCCTGGTGCTTGGCATTATTCAGACAGTCATGAAGATTTTACAAGGTGACTGGAAAGGTGCTTGGGAAACGATCCTCAAAACAGTTAAAAATATTTGGGATGCTGTTGGTAGATTCTTAGATGGTATTGACTTAGCTGGAACAGGTAGGCAAATTATACAAGGTCTTATCAATGGTCTTGGCTCAATGGCTTCAGCAGTTAAGGAAAAAGTACAAGGAATTGTAAGTGGTATTAAATCAGCTATCACGGGAGCAATGAAAATCAAGTCTCCTTCGCGTGTGACAATGGGTTATGGTGTCAACATCGGTCAAGGGTTGGTAAATGGTATTGAGCAAATGAGTGGTAGAGTGCAAAATTCAGCGCAAAAAATGGCTGAAGTTGCTAATCCTGCTGCTGCTAAAGTGAGTAATACAAATACTCCTGTTGTAACTCCAAACAATCCAGGTAATCGTTCTCTCACAATACAAATCCCGTTAAACGGGCAAGTAATTGCTGAACAAACTTTCGATGTAAATCAGTTGCTATTTGGATCGGCTTCAAAAAGTAACGCGTTTATGAATGGGGTGAGATAGGTGGGTGTGAAGCTATACGATTTAAACATGAACGAGATTGAATTACGTGGTGTTCAGTGGTTAGAGTTCACACCTGGCTCTCCCACCGCGGAAAGACTGACTGATTATGTTTGGGATGGCGATATTGTATTAGGTAAAAGGCGCAAAAGTCGGAACATACAAGCGAGATTCTTTTATAAGTCGCGTGACTTTCTTGATTACAAATTGCTACGTGATGAATTGTTTGCCATATTCGACCCATTAGAAGCCTTTTATATGGTAGATACTCAGATAACTGGTAAAAGGTGGCGCGTGGAAGTTGATAGCTATGAGCCTGAACGGATTAACGGACAAGTTGCAGAAGTGGCAATTGCTTTGTATTCATCTAAACCTTATGCGGAATCAATAGGAACAACAATGGATGAAGAAACATTCAACGCTAACATGCGAGAGTATGGAGTGGGTGCTTTACCTGGTGCAAGTGTGGACGATTATATTCACAGTACAAATACCTTTGCCATCCACAATGCGGGAAGTGTGGACATTGACCCTAGACAATCGGAATTATTAATCACGCTCACATCCATATCAGCCACATCAAGCAATATAACCCTCACGAATAACACTACAGGCGATGTGTGGACATATACAGGAACGTTTGCAGTAGGTAGCATAATCACCATTGACCGAACGAAATCTAAGAAGAATGGTGCAAACATCGTAGGCGATACCAACTTACAACTTATCAATCTAGTCAAGGGTATTAATAATTTTACTGTCACAGGATTAACGGGAGATTTTGAAATCAAGTTTGAATTCAGGTATTTGTACTTATAAAAGGGGGTTAGTAGAAAAATGGCAATGCAAAATGTTTTTAATATCCTTGTAGATTTGAAAGTTGCAAGAAGCATCGACCAACCACTAGTCACGCAAAATGACTCAGTGGTTTTTATTTTGGAAGTGGTTGAAAATGGTGTTCCTTTTGATTTAACGGATACAACAACGGTGTCATTAGCACATACAAGACGTGATGGGACAGTGGTAGTTACAACAGGTACAACAGAAGGCAATAAAGCAACCTTTGTATTGGGTACGAACGAAACAGCAGTTGCAGGTGGAGTTGTGGCGAAAGCGCAGTTTTATGATGCTGATGGGCGTGTATCGACTTTAAGTTTTGGTTATACGGTGGGTACTGACCCAACAGGCAGTGGTTATGTTCCATCTGAAAGCGAAGCGACATTAATCGAAATCGTGCTAAACGATGGGCCATTAATCATTCAATCGGCTGAAGAGGCTGCTGCTTACGCAACTGCACAAGGGGATTATGTGGAAACAAAACGATCATTAATTGAAACATTCACAGGAGAACAAACGAACCTTCAAACTCAATTAAACGACTTGGTTTTACAATCAGGAACGGACATTGCAGAGGTTGTTCAGGCTCGTGGTGGAGAGGTTACTTTAAACGCTCGGCTCGACAAGACTACCCTACAGTTGGCGGAAATGGATGAACAGAAAGCATCGAAAGAAGAACTACAGCAAGTCAGTACATCATACAAAGAATCTTACGATACATTGACTCTCTTACAAAACGCATATCCAACAGGTGATGCGTATAATCATAGCGTTTTAGCAGATGGTTTAATATACACATATACGACAAGTTGGGTATCGACAGGAATACAAGCAAACGGTACGGGTATAGCTGACGGCAGTTTAACTACTATTAAATATGGCGACAAAAGCGTGACAAGAGCCAAGAGAACACCAAATGGTGAAATTGTTTTTGCAGGTACAAACGGAGCAGATATAATTAACTTCAACTTTACGGACAAACAAGTAATTATTCCAAATAACTATGTTGTCATACATCGAAATGGTTATATTTCGATTGCAACAAGAACGGTTGATGTATCTAGTTTTGCAGCTTATATATTGGTTATTGAAACAGCAAATGCAAATGCTTTAACTCCAAAATTATCAGCAAATATATTAGAAACCGATTTAGTGTTAGCCTATGTTGACGTTACAAGCAAGAGAGTCACGATGGTTGGTGAATATAAAATTAACGGTGTAAGTCCATACCAAAAATCAAAATGGGAAGGGAAAACGGCAAATTTTTTAGGTGACAGTATCACGTTCGGTATAGGAACAACTAACACAACCACTGATTCGTACCCGTCTTTATTAAAAAGTTCGTTAGGATTTCAAACCGTTAGAAATTATGGTATAAGTGGTTCAACGGTTGCAGACCATTACAACACCACTGGAGACAACCCAATGGTGAATCGTTTTTCTGAAATGGACAACAACGCTGATTTAGTGGTCGTTTTTGGTGGCACAAATGATTATTCATTTAATGCCTTTGGAGCGTTCGGAACGATGGACGACCGAGTAAATAGCACGTTTTACGGAGCGTTACATTTAACAATGAGTGGATTAATGAGTAAATACCCAAACAAAACAATCGCATGGTTTACGCCATTACATCGTCAATATCGCCAAAATCCAGTGAGGTCATCCGCGACTTTTGCAGACGATGGAACGGGGAATTGGTTAATCACAACATCATCATCCCATAGTTTATCAAACAATGATCCTGTTCGCTTTGATGGTACATCTATGCCAACCAATATAATAAAAGCTAAAAATTACTTTGTAAGTGACGTAACCTCAAACACTTATAAAATAAAGGATTCTAGTGGTAATTATATTTTAAGCGGTGCAGGTTTAGGGGGCGGTTTAATTTCAATACCTGGTGATGATTCAGTGCCTAACCCAACGACAGGGAAAATCCTTAAAGAATATGTTTTGGCAATTAAAGAAGTTGCAGAGTATTACGGGATTCCTGTTTTTGATTTATACGCTCAAAGTGGCATGAACCCAACTATCCAAGAGCAAAGAGCTTTACTTTGGGCAGATGGTATTCATCCTAATACAGCAGGACAATCTTTTATGGCGAAACGTATTTCTGGGTTTTTAAACACATTATATTAAAATTGGGAATTAAATAACCAATTCAACCTATTTTAATTACACCTAGTTACAATTGTGTGATAGATTATTACTGTACAGTAATAAAATAGGAGGTGCTTTATGAATCTTTATTCACTTGACAGAGAAGTTGATTTTCAAGGAAAAAGATATAAAGTCGTAGCTGTTCTTGAGAGTGAAATGCTTCTAGTAGTTGAAAAAGAAATATTCGAAACTAAATCTTTTCCTATGCAAACACTTGTGATTCCGGGAGAGTAATAAAACTTAGGAACAAACTGTTGGGTAGTGAAAAATTAAAAAGTAGTACTAGGGCATCCAATCGGGTGTCCTTTTTGTATGTAAAAAATAAGGCGGTGAATCATGCTACCAATCACGGATATAACAGGTGATACTCAATTACTGACTAACGTTAAACAGATTGTCAGGAGTCGAAAAGTAAACGGGGAAAAAACGATACAGTTTATCACGATACCTGATGAAAGTAACGATCATTCTTTTGCTCATGCAGACAATGAATCGACTACTATTTTCAAGAATGAACCGTACATCATCAAACAAGTAAATGAGAAAAGTGTCGGTGCTACTTCTATCAAGCAAATAGGAGCCGTCCACACGTTTTTTAACACGATGATTAACTGTTATCAATATGATTTGTTTAGTGGTTCTCAAACGTTCTTTGCTGCATTGACAAGAGTGTTCGATAACACACCTTATACATTCGTCATAGTGGACAGCTTCACTTCTAAGGAGTTTGAAAACTTTGGACGTGATAACTGTTTATCTTTGTTTAAAAACGTGCTAGAGCGATACAGTGCGGAATTCAAAGTTGTTGGGACTGTTGTTTATTTAGAAACAGAAATCGGAGTAAAAACAGATTTCCAATTACGTTGGAAAAGCAATATTAAAGCATTGGATAAACAAGTTGATACAGACTCGCTCGCTACAGTTATCAAAGGATTTGGCGGTAAACCAAACGAACAAACAGGAGTATATCCAATACAAGTTGAATATCGTTCACCAAACGAAGCTTTATTCGGAGAGTTACATGCCGATGCTGTTTATGATGAACGACTATCCACAATTGCAGGAATGACTGCTCACCTAGAAAAAACGATAACCGATGAACCTCAACTCTCAATCACTGTGGATATTGCTGAACTAGGTGGAGATGTTAAAAATGAAGGTGATAGAGGGTTTATTATTTATGAGCCGATGAACCTCACGCTTGAAGCACGTATCGTTGAAATCACAGAAACATTTGAATATGTAAATGGTCAATGGGTAGTCATGAAAACAGATGTTACCTTGTCGAATTTGCGTAATAAATTAACGGACATTACTACACGATTCGCTCAAACAAGTAAGCGTGTGGATAGGTTATTTGAGGGGCAAGAACGACTTCCGTATAATGTTTTGCCTGAAGCTATTCGCATAGCTGCTGAAGCAATTAATAATAGTTTGACAGAAATCCAATATCCAGTCGGTCAAGGTATCATTTTACAAGACCCAATAAACCCGTTAATCATGGTTCGTTTAACATCAGCAGGTATCGGTTTATCTGACGATGGGGGCACAACTTATCGAACAGCTATGACAGGTGCTGGGATTGTTACCAACGAATTAGTAGCAGGAGTTATTCGCACCAATAACATTCAAATCGTGGGCGAAGATGATTTGTTTTACTGGAACGGTGAAGCATTATGGGCTCATAACGCTACTGATTTAACTAAGTATGTGAAGTTGAATTCAGATGGTATGTACATCGCAAAAGGTGCTTTAACATTAGAACGTCCTGATGGTTTCAAACTAATCACTGATGGACAAGCAAACTTTGATTTAAACATTCAAAGTGGAACACCTCAATATATATCAGATGCTACTTATGGCGATGGCGTTTATGTTGTTACTACTGATGGTCCATATACAAGAACGGCATCCACATCATTCCAACGCTTTGATTATTATCGTTTCAGACAAACATCAAGATACGTCAACTTCGCCTTTTACGCTCGCGGTGGTGGGGATGGGGCTTATGCGTATGTGCGGATTGTTAAAGCAGATGGCACAACTTTGCAAACACAAATGACCAACTCAACTGCTGACACGATTGTGGGCATTACCGTTGATTTAGGTGTACCAGATGGTTCAACGCAATTATGGTACGCGGAAATTAAAACAACATCTGCTGCAAATCCTGCAAGGGTAAGATTAGCAACTAAATATATGACGGGGTGATGGATTGGAAGAAAAAGTTACTATATGGGTGGCTATTGATGACCGTGGGTATATCACAACGGGGTCCACAACTAATCCTGAATGGATTGAAGGCGACAACATCCCAAACTACACGCTGACATTTGAATTAACCTGGGATGAAATAGATAATTTATGGATGTTTTATGTGGTTGATGGAGTGTTGACGCGTAGGACTGATTTATAAATAAAATCAAAGCATGACTCATTGGGTTATGCTTTTTTGTATGCTCGAAAGGAGTGAAGTGATGCTGAAGAACTTAGACGAAAATGATGTACTTGCAAAAATGTTTCTCCTATTTATGGCATTGTTCCACACGGTCACTGGACTGTACATAGTCCTAACAGACAACGTTAAATATGAATCACCTACTTACCTCACCATGTCGTCATTAATCTCCTTAAACTATTGGGGGATTATTTTTGTTATCGTGGGCGGATTTTATTTCTTTGCAGCCTTTCATGAAGGTAAAATTAAACATCAATTAATGGTGGTAGCAGGAATATTAGGTGGAATCATATTCGGCTTATACGCAATGGCATCCGTTGAAGTAACTACAAACGTCATGGTCGCTGCTAGGTACGCGATTGTGGGAATTTTTAACGCGATCATTTCGGTGATTGGGGGTTATTCGCTTTGGCGGTTGAGAAAATGAAAGACTTATCCGCATTTATTACGCATCGTGAATTAGTCGCTACTCAAAAGGACTTACATGAAGATTTGTCAAAGGAGATTGACATCGTGAACGGTAAAGTTGACAACTTACGAGATATTGTTTTACCTCTTGTGGAAGGTATCAAACAGATTGCGGAAAATACAAAGCAGACAGCCATCTCAATGGATGAATTCGTGAAAGAGCAGCGACTAACAAATGGTTTAACTGGCGACAGAATTAATAATCAGCAAATCGAAATAGTGGGATTACAACATAAGACAGACGGAATCACAGAAAAAAAGAAGTCGAGCGCGGTTATTATCGTGGCAGTTATCACAGGTGTGCCGACAATCATTGTAGGATTATTCCAATTAGCACCATTGGTTTTTAAATAAGAGGAGGAAATTAAATGACAGCAGACAAATTGAAACAGTACGTAGCTATGATCGGTGGAGTTTTGGGAGCGTTATTATTATTCATTCGTGCAGTTGGTCATGAAATATCATGGTTTAACGAAATGACAATTGAGGCGCTCCTCGTATTGCTATCAGCTTTAATTCCGTTGGTGGCTATTTTTTATGGGATATATAAGAATCAATATTTGTTAACTAAACAAGCACGTTATCAAGAAGAGCTATTGAAAAATAAGGGGTTGAAATAGATGGTATTAAAAGTCGGAAATGATATGGGCCATGGTATAAACACATTCCCGCCTTCAAAGGGTGTCTTTAAAAACGGAATAGGTTACGCTGAACACACGTTCAATGCAAAGGTAGGCATTAAGATTCGTGAACACTTACAACGTCATGGCGTTCATTCTATGGAAGCACAAGCACCGAACAAGCCTGATGTGTCATTGAACAAACGGACAGCTTACTACAATGCACATCGTGTAAATCTTGTATGGTCCACACATGCCAATTATAATAGCAAGCCTGATGTGAAAGGAATGGGAATTTTCTACTGGAAAGGTAATGCACAAGGTAAAGAAATCGCTGAATACTACATCAAGTTATGTAGAGAGGCTGGTCTTCCAATTTGGGGAAATGGTGTATTTGAATCAACAAATGTACCAAAGGATCATTGGACGAATTTCGCTATTACTCGTGATACCACTTCCACAGCGTTATTAGCTGAAAATGGATTCTTTAGTAATGATGAAGATTTCAATCGCATATTTAACACACCTTCTTACATTGATTTAGTTGGTGAAATTAGTGCTAAATCTATTCTGTACGGATTGAATGTCAAATGGATCCCTGTTGTGGTCGTGCAGCCTATTGCAAAGCCTGATGTGAAACCTGTAAGCAATATAAAAGAAGAGGTGAAAGTAGTGGAAGAACTCAAACTAACACCAGCCGAACAAAAAGTAGTCAATGAAGCTGTACGATTAAGATTAATTGATGGCAAAGAGCCTTTTGGCGAAGTGAGTCGTATATATTTATATGCGGTGTTGATTGGATTAGCTAAGCGCTTGGAAAAATTAGAGAATGAAAGAAAAGTGTGATATAATTAAATTATTGTAAAAAACCTATGAGAAAACCGTCCTTAATTGGGCGGTTTTTTTATTTTCCTTTTTTTGTTTACAGCTTGTACACATTTTCGGATTTGGGTATCAAGACAAGCATCCTACTCATATGCTAATTAAAATACCATCTCACCTCACAAGTGGGAATACAAAACAACTAGTTATATCAAGGTTTCCACCTCATTTATTAATGCTCACCTGAAAGGAGTATATATAAGAGATATATAACCCGTGACGATTTCAATCATGTTTGGTGGAGTCTTAAAAATCAGAATTTCAAATAACAAATTTTCTGTAAAAATAAATAAAAATGAAAGGATGAAACCATGAAAGAGATCCGATGGGAAATGCCAACTTTTAAAAAAGAAATCATCAAGGAGGTAATACCCAATTCCACCATTGAAATGAAATTAAATAATCAGATGGTATTATGCGAAGACTCGAAACAATTTATTGATTATCTTTCGGAATCAATCGTTATAAAAAACAGTAAAGCAATAATGAAAAGAAATATGTATTTGCAAACGTTATCTGTTGTTTATAAATTAGGGGCGATTTATATTGTCGTGAAATTTTTCCCAGAAATACTTTCTTTATTTATCAACTTGAGAGGATGAAAATATGATTTTCGAAATTTTAACAACTGGAGTTATGGGTGGAATTGCTTTCAAAGCGTTTGTAAAAAAGAATGGACTATCCAACAATGATTCGGGAAAGATTCAACGGATATTTTCATTAAGTGGACTAAATGTGAAAGACGGAAAAGATACGCTTACGACTCAGTTAATAAAAAAGAAAGAATTCTCATGGGGATGGGAATACAAGTATAAGATCCCACTAGGTCGAAGTTTTAAGGATTATCTTAATAAACAAGAAACTCTTGAAGATGGTTTGAACAACCGAAGAAAGAAAATAACCATTGATGATTTAAAAGGTCTGCAACTTGATGAAAACATTATTGATAACGTAAAAACCATGTGGAACAACAAGTTGACAGAAAGCAAAGAGTTAGAAATGTCATTCGATGGGTTATTAATATTACGAGTCTACAATGAACCACTACCCAAGCAAGTTGATTTTAAAGTATCTGAAGGTTGGAAATTTCATGTCGGCCAAGTACGCGAAAATAATGAAATCGTTACACATGATTTTGAGAAAATCCCACATTTAGTTATTGGTGGCACATCCAGATATGGAAAAAGTAATTTGATTAATTCAATTATAACTAGTTTGCTATTGCAAAAATCGAATGACGTAAAATTTCACCTGGTCGATTTAAAAGGCGGTATCGAGTTAGGCGACTATGAGAACCTTAAACAGACAGTCTCTATTGCCTACGAACCTGAGCAAGCACTAGAAACATTAAAAAATGCTTGTGATGCTATGAGGGAGATGCAAATAACCTTAAAACGCATGGGGAAAAAGAAGGTTCAAGATGCAGGGATTAAAACAAGACATTTCGTGATTGTTGATGAAGTTGGAGAATTGAATCCAAAAGAAGGCGTGGGGAAAGAAGATAAAGAAATAAAGCTTCAATGTCAGATATACATGAGTCAAATTTCAAGGCTCGGTGCTGGATTAGGTTTTCGTTTAATATTGGCTACTCAATATCCTGTGGGAGATACCATTCCAAGACAATGTAAAGCAAACGCTGATGGAAAACTTTCATTTCGTGTTCAATCAGAGGTGGCTTCAAGGGTGGCTCTTGATGATGGTGGTGCTGAAAAACTCCCCGACATTGTAGGGAGAGCCATTTATCAAACAGGCTACGGACGAAGAACTTTGCAAACTCCTTTGATTACATCTAACGATATTGATAATGCTATCCGTCCACACATCGTGAAGAAGGAGGTAAAGCCAATTGAAAAAGAAATCATTAACTCCACGAGACGAAATGATATTGCTAGTTTTGAAGAAGTTTGATTTTATGACACGCGATCAAATTAGGCAATATTGCAGATTGGGTGCAGTCAGAAATACAAATCGTGTACTCCTTGGCCTTTCTGACTACCTCCAAAGCATAAGAGAAGGTCATCAAACCATTTATTATTTAAGTCGTGAAGGTAAAGCTTATGTGGAATGTGAGAAGATACGGAAAAAGGGCGGTCACGTCACTCACACGATTATGCGTAATGATTTTTGGATTTACAGTGGGTATCCGTATGAATGGAAGAATGAAATCAAAGTAAGTGATGGCAAGACCACGATAATTGTGGATGCCATGTATAAAAAGAACGATCAACATTATTTCTTAGAAGTCGATAACATACAACCCATGAGGGAAAACAAGGTTAAAATCGCTAAATATGTAGAGTTGTATAATAACGGCGCAATCGCAAACAGTTTAGGTCATTTCCCTTCTGTCATATTTTTAACCACAACAGAATTAAGACGTAAGCAATTACAAGAAGCATTAAAAACGTTACCTGGCGCAAAGGTTTACACGATTACCGACATTAAATAAGAGGAGGATTCACATTGTTTGGAAGAAAAAATAAAATCGAGGTTATCGAAACTGATTCTGCGGGAGAAAAAATCTATGCGACTAAACGGACGGTGATTGCTGCTACATTAATTCCTTTGGCCGTTGCTGCAACCCCAATGATTATCAATCACTTTTCAAAAGAAACCTACACAGCTACAACCATTCCAGTATCATCCCCTTCTATAGTTGCCACAATTCCACCACCTGTACAAATACCTTCAATGCCAGTTTCACAAACCATCGAACAAATGTCTCCAGTAATCGCACAAAATACAGGAGTAGTTGCTGATACCTCATTGACAATGCTTGCTAACGTTTTAGATCCGTTAGTCAATTTAATGGTTGCCATTAGTTTTCCGATAGCAAGCGTAATCATGATTGGTGGTTGTTTCTTCTTCATGCTAGGCAATTCGGAAAAGGCGTGGTCCACAATATTTAACGCAAGTTTAGGCTACATCGTTATACGTCTGAGTCCTATGTTCTTGGACATCTTGAGAAACGTTGGGGATTCGGTGGCTTAATACAAATATTTATTTATTGTTGTAGTAATAAATGGAGTAATGTGTTAGTATAATAATATTACTACAACAATAAAGGAGTGAAGGTATGGAAAAGATGGAAAGTAGATTGGGTTTGATTGGTAGAAAATTAAAAATCGACGGAGACATTCATACGATTTACGCCATTTCTCATCCTGGTGTATTTGCTTTTAGTGGCGAGGAAAAAATTGTTGATGAATATGGCGACGTAGTTTCTCCTGTTTATGTAACTGCTGAACAAGTCGAAGAAAATCTTGTTGATGAAAATTTAATCACGAAAGATGAAATTATAGAATCGATGGATAGAATAACTGATGCAATTGAATTAATTAAAAACATCGAAGGTGAAGGTATGACACAAGTTAGGGTTGCTTTAACCGATGAAAGAATTAAATTAAGAAGAGAATTAATAATGCGTGGTGAATTCGGATGAATACAACAAAAACATCAATCAGTGTTTCCATTGATTTAGAGGATGATTATGAACGTGAACTATTTGAATATCTAATGAGCAAAGGTGCAAGAAAAAAGAGTGGGTACATTAAACGGTTGATTCATGCGGACATGTTGGCGAATAAGAAAAGGGAGGAATCATGATGGATATAGAGTTAAATAAAATAGTTAACCTTATGACTACCGTTCAAATGGCGGCTCTTGAAGGAGATGCAAACGTCACTGATTCTGATAAGTACATTTCAACTGTTAATGAACGTATTGGGGAAATTGAAAAGAATATCGCTTTATTGAAACGAGAATTGACTAACCAAGGGTTGAATGATTGGTAAATACAAAACAAAACCTTCCTGTTGGGAGGTTTTTTATTTTGTCTAAAAAGGTTATAATAATTCACATTGTTTCACTTATACTTCACAGGAGGTTTTAGCAAATGGATATAGATTTATTCGTAAAACATTTAAATGATTCAAAACAAAGCGTAATTAAAGGTCTAAAGCAGTTTAACTCTAATATGAGTGATGCAAGTATGAAGCGATTAATTAAGAATAGTGGGTACTTTTATAACTCAAATGAGAGAACATGGGATAAGACAGTTCACACGAATTTACCCATTTTTGAGCAAAAAAGTGAAACGATTTCTCACGAGTTCACATTGCAGGAAATTGAAGCGTTAAAAAGTTTAATAAGACATAGCGATCCAATCGCAACAGGTTTGATTGGCCGTATTGAAATGTTACCAAAAGATGATAAAGTTCGGAAAACGATTGTAATTTCACAAAGTGTTGGCGATAAATTAGATGAGTTTTGCAAGGTTAAACGAGTTCAGAAATCGAGTGTGCTGGAGTTGGCTATTGAGGATATTATTAAGAGGTATGAGTAGTTTTGTCGATTTATGTTGTCATATTATAGATTAATAGATAGAATAAGAGTAATTAAACAAATCGGAACAAATAAAAAAGCCATCCTTTGGCGAGGATGACCTTGATTAACAGTGTGCGACCACTGGTTAATTGATATACCCTTATTATACATGCTTGTTTTTGTATTTCAACTAGCAAATAATGTTTTTAGGCGTTTATCTTTTTAACTTAGTGAAGTTAATTAGGTAAACGCTTTTTGTTTTGTCCAAAAGGAGAACTACTCATGTTATCAGGACGAATCGAAAACTACGCAGCATATAGCCAATTTAAAACGCTCAAGGAGTTTAATAATACAATTGAGATGTTTCTACTGGACCACAAGAAAGACTTCTCTAAAGGTGAGCTGGTGGCATTTAAACGACTTACTAAATATTGTGTTAAATATTATGGAGTTGCTAATGCGAAGATCGGCACAATGTTAAAAATGATTAATTCTAAACTGAATGGATTCGGCGTGAGTCGCTCCACATTCATGCGTATGCTTTCTAAAGCAAAAGATTTAGGAATATTGAGCATAAAGAACACCATCAAGACTAAGGGCGGCAAGGGTCATAATGTATATATTTTTAATCCAATTGATACATTGAATGTGGAAAAATTGACACATTGCCAAAACGTTGAAACGCCAACGGAGAGTAAGGAAGAAAAGCCACAAATTAAAGCAGAAGCTATTAATCTTTTAGAAACTAATAACATTAAAACATTAAGTAAACGTATAGAAACGCCTTTACATAAAAAATTAGATTACACATTTGTTAATGATCGAGTGCCTAAAGAATTTTCTAAATTGGTGAGTTATTTCTTTAATGATTCAAAGCTTATCGAAGAATACTGGAAAATGGTAAACATCGACACGTTCCGAATTAGGAATGTGTTATTAGACGATGACACTATTTTGTCTACAGCTATTCATTCATTCAAACAAATGATTGGAAAACTCAAAGGAGGTAAAGTTAATAATCCAATCGCATACTTTAAAGGTGTTCTCCACAAACAAATTACTGCCGCATATATGATGAACTGAATAGCAAAAACATATGAAAAATAATTAGCTGGTACCAACACTGTCAAACATTACCAAGAAAAACACTACGAAATACCCTAGATAATACATATATACTAATCCATTTGTCGGACGATGTCGAAACGTAAATTAACTTAGGATATTATGGACTATATCTAAAAAATACAAACGTATGTACGATATACCTAGGAAACAATTCAGAATACAAGGAGGATAACCACGTGGGCGAGTTAGAAACGTTTGAATTACTTTTATCCTTTGTGCAAGCAAAAAAAAACAGCAGTTACGTTCAACTGCCGAGATCAATCCAGTTACTCCTTATTAGTAAATTCAAGAGCGAACCTCAAATTTTTCAAGAAAACTTCCCTTTTTTCAAGGTCGAGTGAAGTCGTTTCGGCAATAAGTAACTCCAAGAAAGCTAATTCAGAACTACTTAATTTCGCTTTAGCTTCACGAATATGTTCATCAATAGAATCTTGGTCGACTGAATCCTGAGGCGGTAGTAGGTCGACCAATTTTACTTCCAGCACATCTGCAATTGCTTGAAGCTTGGAAATCGGGGCTTCCACCCTCCCCTTTTCATATGTTGATATTGCAGCCTTCTTCATACCTACACGATCAGCCAGGTCTTGTTGCGTCCACTTCTTCTTATTCCGATATTCCTTAATTTTATTCCCTATAAATTCGTTCTTGTTGGTGATTGTCATTAGTTTATTCCTCCCCTGAATGATTGTAGCATGTTTTAGTATATGACTAAAATCTAAAGTTTATACATTGAGAATCAACTTTGTGCTTGCTAATCTATTTTAAATATGTTTTAATAGGATTAAGAGATAGAGAGGTGGTGACAAAATGTATTCAAACTTAGCTAAATTAAGAAAAGAACGAGGGTACACACAACAGCAAATGGCCGATATTATCGGTTGTAAAAACACGAGTACCTACAATCGTAAAGAACGTGGACATGTTCAATTCAAGATTAACGAAATGGAAGCTATCACAGATTTGTTGAAGTTGCCTATGCACGACATTTTTTTAAAGTATAAGTCTATTAAAAATTGATTATAAGAATAGGAGTTGATTCTAAATATGAAATCACTAACAAGAAAACCCATGTCCACAGAAGAACAAGCCCTATGGTCAAACGTAAAAGGATTAGTTTTCTCAGATAAAGGAGCAGTCGTGGTG